GTTGGTTTGGTCATGGTGGCCTCTTAGAATAAAAAAATGGGCCAGCCTGTTAAGACTGACCCAAAAAAATCAAGCTGTAGCTTTAATTTCTACGGCACATTCTGGACGCAATACGCCGTGGCCCATCGCGTACTTCGCTGCCATCAATGTACCTTGATACATGACCTCGAAGTCACCTGATGTACGCTCGACTGCAAGGTCCATCAGTTTCACTGTACCGATAGCTTGCTTCTGCATCACAAGTGCTTTCACGTTTGTGAAGTCGCCGTTGTAGGTGTTGTTCTCACCAGACACAGCTGAAACGTTGGTTGTTGGTAGGTTGTTAGATTTAACAATCTGGATACCAGCCACACGCAAGACTGTACCGTCTGCGTATACACCAGCACCGCCCCAGTCACGGTTAATGACTGAAGTCTCTTGGACCAACTTGTAGTACTCTTCTGGTTTCACAATCGCTACGCGTTCGTTCTCAGGCACGTCTTTTTCGTCCATTGCCTCTGCTGCGTCGAAGATTGCTGCTGCCAATTGTGCGCCTGTAATAGCGCCACCGCCAGCACCAGTAGTCAGTGTTGTACCACCGTTTCCACCAGTCACTGTAGCTGAACTACGAGCACCTAGAAGGCCGACACGCATTGTACGTGTGTCGAACTCTTTTGCGAGTGCCATGCCTAGTAGGCGTGAGTATTCTGATCTGACGTCCCAATGTAACTTGGCTTCGTCTATATTTGCGATGAAAGTGTCTGCGATAAGCACGTCATCGATGTTGATGACAATCTCATTGTGGGCGATTTTCTGTGTGCCTAGCAATGGTGTGCCTACAGTGTGATAGGCAGCATTTGCTTTGCCTGAAACTGGGAAACTCGCAGATTTACCTGATGCAATTGTGCGTGAGGTATGCAGGTCTTTCATTACGTTTGTTTCGTCAAATGCTGTGAGAACCTCGCCAGCAAAGACCTTTAAAAACAGAGCATTCTCTGTTGCAAAATCACTTGGTGTGGCCTTGTTGACGACACCTAAACGTGATGGAGTTACGTTTGTCATTTCTAATGTCCTTAAAATTTTGGGAAATGACCGTCGTTTTCAAAACAGGGTTGTCACACGTATGTGGCCTATGTTCTCATTCGATAGTCCGTCTGCCTAAAGAGGCATGACTTTGACCCGCTGAAAATAATTAACGAGGCCCGAAGGCCCCGTCAGATTGCAATTATTTCTTTTTAGGTGGACGGCCCTTTTTCTTGCCGTAAGTACCTTTACCCATGGGCATGAGCGGTCTCCTTAAAATACTGATGAACGCGCTAATTTCTCTTCAACTTCCCTGCGGAATGCAGGGTCAGAGCGGTAGCGTTCATCCTTCATCGCTGCCACAACTTGCGCAGTCGATCTAAATTCATCCTTGGCCGCAGCCGAAGCCCGACCTGAAATGAGATTTGGCTCGACACCACCAGCTGCTTCACGCTTAGACATAAGCCATTCCACAGCCATTTTGGCGTTGTCAGTGCTGCCTGAAACCATTTGGTTATAAAGTTCCAACTCGTTGTTAGGCATGTTGTTACGCGCCCAATCAGTAAGTTCGTTATAACCTTCAGTTCCACCCGCCACATCCATAACAGCATCAGCGTCAGCTGTTTGAGCTGCTGCCATGCCTTGGATGTAAGTTTCCACCATTTCGCGGGGGTAACCCATGTTCTGAAGTTCCGTAAAGCTGTCATCGCTTAAGGCTCCTTCCTTTGAGTATTCCTCTGCAAATTTGGAAAAGTCAGGTGTTTCACTTTGAGGTGTATTTTCCACCTCTGCTTCATCAACTTGTGGGCTATCATCCTTTGGAGCGGACAGCTTCTTTTCGAGTTCAGCATATGATTTGGCTAGGTCCTCTGGACTTGTAAACTTCTCTGGTAACCAATCAGGTCGATCAGACGAGTTATCCTGTTCAGCAGCAATTGGTGCTTCAGGGCCAGTCGGTTCTTCTGTGATTGTGATTGTTTCTGCCATTTAATGATCTACTCGTTTGCTCTTCGGCATCTTGTTGATGGCGGGGGCGGCTAAGGGTTTCTTCTCAGCCGCTTGTTTAGTTTCATTGTTGTCGCTGGTTTTCGACATAACTGTTTCCTATTGCTTTCACGCCTTCCTGAATTGCGTTTGGACCAGCTTGCATAGCCATTTGCTGCAGCTGTGCCTGTTGCATTTCTTGGGCAATTTGTTCTGGCGTCTTAATCAACCCTTCAGTTTCAATGCCGAGGGCTGTCGCACGACGCTTAATGTAATCCTGTAAGTTCACATATTGCTGAAGGACCTCAGGTCCCAATGCTTGAGCCATTCCTTGCACAAACGCATCTAGTTTGCGCAGGTCGTGGCCCCGTCCAAGTGCTTCCATACCTGTCACGATTGTGGGTTTCACAATGCTTTCTGGCAGTTTTGGCAGCTTCTTGTTCTGCGTTAGCACGCCAATCTTGCGGTTCACGTATGGTAACTGGAACTCTTGGCTTAAGATTGAATAGATGCCCGATAGGGTATCCTCTAGTTCTCCCGCCAAGTATCGTATCTCTTCGGCAGTGACCCGTTCACCATTACGCTGCACAGAAGACTGCAACATGAACTGCTGCGATAAACGCTCTTCAATTCCCTGCATAGCTTGGTAAGCAACACGGAAGTCGTTGAACTTATCCATCTGTAAAACTGAGACATCGT